TGCCGCTTGCGTGATTGGTTGCTCCCTCTAAATAGCGTATGCGTTCGGTTTGCCTAAGATTTGTCTCCTTTAATACCCTTTTGTATGCTTTGGATTTTTTCGCATCAATTCTAGCCTCATCTCGCTCACGCTCCAGCCTAGCCAACTCACTGGTGGAGTGCAACTCCAGTGCAGTTAGTCTGTCAGCCAGTTGCTTTGCGTCCAAGTAGTCTGTTATAATTTCGTTCATATATTTATAAATGGGGTGCGAGGTTTTATGTAGTTACCTCACAGGGTCAAATGATAACCAGCACACATTAGTTGCCGCTACATTCCCTTAAAATTGGTCAGCGTTTTTTCGGATGCGCTGCCCCCGTTTGCCCCTGCTGATCGGGAGTTCCCAACCTAGCGAGGAAAGTGTTAGTTAGAACGGAATTTCTGAATCTTCATCCTTGGCCTTTGCTGGAGCAGATTTGGCCTTTACAGGGGTTTTGCCAGCATCCTGATCCTTTGGCTTGACTGACAGGCTAAAGAACTTCTTGCCGTCCTTCTTGGATTCCTTGAGCCATCCATTGAGCCAGTAGTCTTTGCCCTCGATGTTAATCGAGCCATTGTAGTCTGGGTGGGTGTCTAGTTCTTTGCGGTCGTTTTTGAAGAGTGATCCGCGATTCGTGTTGTCGTATTGGTCTGCCATATTATTATAGTTAGTTTATATTATTGCATCGTTTTTGTGGTGTGATGCCACCAAGTCTGCATTAGTTTGCAGAAAGTGTTATTTTGTGTGTTCTTCGTCCAAGTCAATTCCATAGAATTTCTTTGCAATGAAGTTTGCCGCTTTGCATAGGAATCCACCAAAGATGTAGATCATCATGACAATGGTTACGCTACCCATGAATAGTTGAATGCTTGTCATACTAGTCGCTCCAGCAGTCGTAACTTCCCTCGTAGACATATCCATCTTCGTTCTTCGTTTCGTTGAACGTGAACGATTGACCAAACATATCGTGTGACCCACAAAGGGACTCGATGATTTCTTTCGATAGATAGCATCGTGACGTGATACGGAATGTTCCCCAGTCCCGTGTGCCGCTGGCATTGCGAGATTTTTCGGCTTCGACTGTAATTGTGTTGAGAGCTTTCATTTCAATAGTAGTTGAATGTGTTGCCTCCGTAGACCTGATTGGGATTCTTGCGGCTCCACTCATCGTTGAAGTAATCTGCGTCAGATTGAATTCTCTCAGCCCTGTTAGCCATGCGCTCTTCAGGGTCTTGGTGATTGCGGTTGACCCGTGGAGATTCGTCATCATCTTGCGGGTCGAAGTCTGGTAGTTGTTTCATTTGATTCGTTAGGTTTGAAGCGGGGATAGAACCCGCTCCGTTTTTTAGTTAGGCATTAATCCACTCTTCAAAAGTTTTTAGTGGTTCTCCGTTGCGAGTTATGTCTCCACCTTTTCCGTCATTGGCACATTCAATGTAGACATTGTATCGATCAGCAATCGATCCGCTATAACGTGTAACTGTGATCTGTGGTTGGAGTGTTCCGTCTTTGTTGATTCCTGTTTTCATTTGATATGGTGTATTTATTGGACTGACGGCACTACATCTAGGGTTAAAATTCAAACTCGTCAACAGAATTTTCTTCGATGTGTGCAAAATATTTATTGTAGATTTCTTTTGCCTTTTCGTATTTTTCCTGAGCGTCCGCAAACCTAGATTTCATGCGGCTCTGCCAGATTGCTGTTGCGGTATCGAGCAGAATGCAAGCCTCGTCGAAGTGGTGATCAATGTTCATCGATTTGTTCAAAACGAGAAATATCTCCGCGCATTTTTACAGGAACGAACACGTCCCTTTGACCACGTCGATTCTTACCAATGTGGATGCGCGAAGTTGGTTGGGTTTCTGTCTTCTTCTTGAACGATGCAACTTCCTTTTTCTTTTCGTCAGGATGCGATATCAACACCAAGAAATCAGTATGATGCGCGATTGCTCTGGATTCCCTGACTGCACCTTCGTCGTTCAGTTGTGATGCGGTAATGATTGCGGAGTTTGCCTTGAGACCAGTCAACTTGAGTCTGCGTGATAGCTCACTCACTGCCTGTTCGCGGTTATCTGCTGATGGCATGGTGACGATTTGTAGGTAGTCCACAACGATCAGATCGGCCTTGCCAAGTGATGCTAGTCTCGATGCCTCTGCTGCAATTTCACCCACCTCGGATAGATCATCTCGGATCGTTAGCTTCATTCCCATGAGTTGCGTGATTGCACTGGAGATGTCCCTTGCAGATGCAACCCCCCTCCACTCTGTGACTCCCTCCATCTCGCGCAATGGCAAGATTGTTTTCCCAAGCAGATTGGAAGCGATACGTTGCAGAATAGCCTTCGCTGGCATCTCTAGGGAAAATATAGTTACTGATTTACCATTGAGCAAAGCTTGGAGTGCTGCTTGGTAAAGCAAGATGGATTTACCTCCAGAAGTCTGCGCTCCTACCACTAGCATCTCACCACGTCTAACACCTCCACCAAGCAGTTTGTCCAGCTTGGGAATTCCAGTTTGGAAATTCTCTAGTGGGGTCTTGTCCTCCAGATCGTCCATAAAGTCGTTTAAATGGGCCTTCACGTCCTTGCACTGGTGTTCTGGTACGATTGCATTGGCAAAGGACTCAGCAAGGCTAGAAAGGTCTGCCTTCATCGCGCAAACGTCATCATGGTTATCCTCCCACGTTTTGATGGCATCCCTGTACCCTTTTGCTCGGATAAGTTGTGCGCGATAGTCCGCTGCGGTTTCTAAGCACATAGCACCGGGGGATAGGAAGATTGTCTGGAGTACTTCCATAACTCCATCCTTCCCTCCACAAGCATTCAGCTTGCCAGTTGTCTCAAGATCACTCAATGCACCTAGTGCGTTGGTGGATCCTGTCCGCTGGTAAACTCTCTCCAGTGCGGTGTAGATAAGTTTGTGTTGTGATAACGCAAACAGATCAGCATTCCACGCAAGGTGTGGTAGAACGTCTGGGTCAATTGCGATTAGCGATAGTGCTGCTTTTTCTGCTGTTTGTGCGATTGGTATGTTTTTCATTTATTCTCCTCCAAGTATTCTCCATGCTGTTGCAGCCACAAGTGGAACTTGTCCATTTCCAATGGCTTTAATGCGCTTTGACCTATCAGCCACATCATCCTCTCTTCTTGCCAAGAGGGGTTTAATGTCACCCTCCCTTCCATTGAATTGGACGTTAGCCAACTCTTGCAAAGAAATCTTGCTACCCGATCCCCCTTGTATAATTTTGCGAGAGATGCCGGTTTTGACCATGTGTCTCTGCATTCGGATGCTACTGGGGTAGGCCAAAATCCATATCCTTTTTCTGTAGTGGTTTCCTCCAACATTATTCGCTCCAATAACTCCCCACGATGCGTCATACCCCATTTCGGCAAGGTCACTGATAACCACGGCAAGTCCTCGCTCCACAAGCAACGGTGAGTTTTCCATGAATGCGTATCGAGGTCGTATTTCACCAATGATTCTAGCCATTTGTTTCCATAAACCACTTCTTTCTCCATCAATTCCTGCTCCTCCTCCAGCACTTGAGATGTCTTGGCAAGGGAATCCTCCGCAGACAACATCGACTTTTCCTCTCCACGGAGTTCCGTCAAAGGTGCAGACATCATCCCAGATTGGGAACTTTGGCAAGATGCCGTCTCGCTGCCTTTGGAGCAGGACTTTTCGGCAGTAAGGTTCAAGTTCAACAGCACAGACTGTTCTATGTCCGAGAAGGATTCCACCGAGTATTCCTCCCCCTGCTCCAGCAAATAAGTGTAGCTCATTCATTTTGTTTTCTATTGTAGTTTATTATTTAATATCCCCTGTTGTTTGTCGATTGTGCCTTTTGTACCCATTCAGCTTTGAATCCTTGCCATCCTCTGGTAACGCATTCAGTGATTGCCTCATCGAGAGTCCATCCTGCTTCCTCTGCTTCACGTTCAATTCCGTTGAGTGCAGTTTGGGTTAGTGGTGATTTCTTGGCTTTACGAAGTTTGATAAAATCGTTCCAGACTTGCTCTGGAACAGAATCTGGTCTTATCAATTCTAATCTTATCTTCTCTTCTCTTATCTTATCGGTTCGCGTTGGGCTGCCCATGGGT